ATGGCAAAGAAGAAGAATAAGGTCAGAACCTTAGAGGATGCCATCATGGAGAAATTCCCGAAGGCAGCCATCAGTGAAATCAGACGCACCAAGTTCGGACTCCGTGTTCTCGGCATGGTTCCGGCTAGAGACGAGTTCGACAAAGACCACATCGTGGAGTGGACGGAAACCGGAACCGCCATGGAGTGCGCAGTTGGAGAAAGAGATTACCGAGAGATCATCTGGAATGACGAGGAGCAGAAGCCGGAATACATTTCTACCAAGATGCTTCTCAGCAACGAGAATTTCAACGTCGATGTCTCCCAAAAAATGTCTTGAGTGTAAGGAGGGCATTAACTGTATCAGTGGAAGATACTGCCCTCCTCTTCACAGATATGTTGAGCATAGCGCAGAACCGCCATGCGACCAACAATAAGTATTTTGTTTTGAGCCTGCGAAATTTTATCTTTGCAGGCAGATTTTAAAAGGAAAAGAAATATGATCAAAGCAGAACAAATTTACCAGGCTACCGATGACGGACTGGATATAATCATAGGATTATACCCGGACGCCAAGGAGTGCGTACAGAAATACTGTTCGACTGGCACGCCCAAAAAGCACTTTGCCATCCGCAACGAAAAGACTCCTTCTTGTGCTCTTAAGAAATTCAAGGACTGCTGGAAGGTAACCGATTTCGGTGGAGAAGGAGTCGCTGAGTCTCCGATAGATCTCTATATGAAGGAGAAGAATATCGAGCGTTTTCCCGATGCCATCCTCAGACTGGCATCGGAGTATAATATTTCCGATGAGTTAAAGAAGGACGTCAACAAGCCTACGTTCGCCGAGCGTGATGCCACCATCGATGAGAAGGATGGCACTCGTATCTTTGAACTCAACGAGAAGTTTAGCGAGGACGAGCTGAAGGTTCTTGGCCCGAACGTCAAGCAAGACCATGTAGATGCCCTCAACTGGCATTCCGCCAAATGGATAGGCTATGTAAAAGACCGCAAGGTAAAAATTAAGTACAGCAACGAGCACTACCCTATCTTTATGCGCGAATGCCTGGTTTCTCCTGCCGTAGGAGAGAAACCAGAAGTCAAGTTTTACAAGATTTATGAACCGCTTAACTTCAGCAAACAGTGGAGATTTTCCTACACTCCAGATGGTGTCAAGCCCAAGCAGTATATCAATGGTCTAGCGGAGCTGAAGAAGGCTTATCATGAGTTCAATGCCCGTGAAATGGCTGAATTCAACAAGACCAACACAGATGACTCCAAGATATATAAGGAGAAGAAACTTCCTGAAGCCTTCATCTGCAGCGGTGAGCGTGACAGCCTTTGCTGCCGTTCTCTCGGGTATCACCCATTATGGTTTAATTCCGAGACCTATAAACTCAGTGAAGAAGAATATAAGGAAATCATGAAGTATGTAGAGGTACTCTACAATATACCCGATATCGATGAGACTGGTATCGCAAAGGGAACAGAACTTGCGCTCCGCTTCATCGATATACATACCATCTGGCTTCCCCAGTGGCTTCGCACCTATCACGACAATCGTGGCAAAGGACGTAAGGATCTCCGCGATTGGATGGAACTTCGCAATACCCGCAAGGACTTCAGGAACCTCATGACGCTGGCCATGCCGGCACGCTTTTGGGTGAGCAAGCTCAACAAGAAAGCCAACACCTGGGATCATTATATCGATACAGCGTGTCTGTACAACTTTCTTCGCCTTAACGGCTTCTATACGCTCCATGACGAGAACTCAACCATTACCAGGTACGTTCGTATCACCGGTAATATTGTCAAGCTCATCACCACGAGAGATATCCGTGAGTTCTGCCGTCAATGGGTCATCGATAGAGCTGAGAAACGTGACATCCTCAACCTGGTACTCAATACCCCGAAACTCTCAAGCGCAGCACTCGATTCGCTCCAGGAGATAACGCTGGATTTTACCAGCTATACCAATCACTCCCAGCTGTTCTTCTTTCCTCGTGTAAGCGTAGAGGTAGACAGAAACGGCTTAACAGAGTATCAGCGGGAAGGAAGCTCTCTGAAGAACTACGTATGGCAGGAGAATGTCATCGACCACAACTTCAGAAAGCTGGACGATATGTTTACCATCACTCGTACCATCGATGAAGATGGTAGACCGAAGTTTGATATCGAGATAAAGAACGTAAGTTCTCATTTCTTCGGCTATTTGATCAATGCTTCCCGAACCTATTGGCGCAAGGAACTGGAATATAGATTCGAGGACAGAAGCATCGATGAGAAGGAGTCATACCATAAAGCGCATCTCTTTGATATCGCCGGAGAAGGTCTGGATGAGAAGGAAGTCGCAGAGCAGAAACAGAACCTGATTAACAAGATATTCACTTTCGGCTATATGCTTCATCACTACAAGTCACCATCACGAGCATGGGCGCCTATGGCCATGGATAACAAAATCGGAGAAGACAACGAATGCAATGGCCGTTCAGGTAAAAGTTTCTTCTTCAAGACGCTTTCCCTGCTGATGAAGACCGTAAAACTGTCCGGACGAAATCCTAAGTTGATGGACAACCCTCACGTCTTCGACCAGGTAACCCAGCACACCCAGATGCTGCTGCTTGATGACTGTGACCGATATCTCAACACCGGACTATTCTATGATAATATTACTTCAGATATGACCGTGAACCCAAAGAACAACCAGAGCTTCACTATTCCTTTCGAGGACAGCCCGAAGATTGCTTTCACTACCAACTATGTGCCAGCAGACTTCGACCCGTCTTCAGAGGCGAGATTGCTTTATATGGTGTTCTCTGACTATTATCACCAGCGCACTGAGGACAATGACTACCAGGAGACCCGAAGCATACGTGATGACTTCGACAAGGATCTGTTCTCAAAGACATATTCTGAAGACGAATGGAATGCAGACATCAACTTTTTCTTGCAGTGTTGCCGATTCTACCTCTCATTGGCCGGAGAACCTATTAAGATACTTCCACCGATGGAGAACATCGTGAAGCGCAAGTTCAAGGCTGATATGGGCGTTAACTTCGAGGATTGGGCCAGTTCTTACTTCTCTGAGGAGAGTGGAAGACTGGATCAGTTTATCGTAAGAGAGAAGGCATTTACCGACTTCAAGCAGTTCTCCGGTCTCAACAAGGCTACCACACAAAGCTTCACCAAGAAGCTGAAGGCGTTTGTTGAACTCTGTCCTTACGTTGCTTCGCTCAACCCTTCAGACCTTTGTAACAGCCAGCATCGCATCATCAGAAGAGATCCTGCGCATCCTGAAGGAAGCCCAGTGGAGATGATTTATCTCAGAAGCAAGAAGAGTGATCTTCAAAAAGAGGAAACTCAGGCAAAACAGGGCGATTATCAATCGACAATCGACTGGAGTAAGATAGATACCAATAGCACTGACCCCTTCTAACCCTCCATATATAAGAGAGTAGTTAGCCCCAAGTTATAGTGCAAAGGTACAAAAATTATCTGAATTATGCAAGTATTTTCGGCAAAATTTTCAAGCGAAATTCGCTGATTTTTATATTTCTTTTTCCATGTTACGAGGGAGTGATGAGCAGCTGTTCATCGCTCCCTTTTTCGTTGTCAGCAGTTGCCATTCCGGCTGTCCGACTGGCCCATTTTAGCCCTTTTCCCACGCCTTCAGCCGTTTTCCCCTCCACCCCTTTCTTATTTATGATACAAATCTTTTGTAACTCTGTAACAGAATGTTTGTGAAAAGATATAAATAACTAGAAAAGAGGGCTTTACGCCCAGTGGAAGCCGTTTACAAAGTTGCGTTACAACTTAGTTACAAACTTTTTCGAGTTTGTAACAAGCCCTTTTTGTATCAGCGCCTTACCTCCTCATATAGGTTATGTTACAACTTTGTTTTGGCCCACTTTTTTGTATCAAAAAAATGTATCAAGAAAACAATACTGATTATCAGCTAGTTACAAGTTCAAAGTTACATAATACAAAAATACAAACTTTTCGGACGAAATTACATCACACCAACTTTACTGATAAAAATAAGTTTTTCACTTATCTTCATTGGTATCTCAGATTTTCTTTGTATCTTTGCGGCAAAAATGACCCATGAATAGAGTAGTTTACATCAAGGTTCCCAAACATATCAGGCAGTGGGCATACCACAGCTATGGCAATCCCGTGGTCTTCCCTGCCATCGGCAACGAGGTGGCCGTGATCCGCCGGTTCACGAGCAAACCTCCTTTCGAGAAATTGTCTCCAGTAGAACAGGAGAGTCAGGACGAGATGCAGAAGGAGAAGGCTGCCCAGCTGCATCGGAGTGTAGAGCATGCCTTCAGCGACGAGGAGTACGAGGAGCAGCGATGGCTCACCAGTCCGGACGATTACCTTGCCCTTCAGCTTCCAGATTCCAAGGCGAAGCCGGTGAAGGAGTTCAACTACCTCGGACCACGTGCCAGAAGAGCCGTGAAGGAGATGGTTTCCGACCTCTTCAAGATGGATCTCTGGGCATCTCTGAAGGACATTGCCGACCGCTCCTGCAAGCTTTCTTCCCTCATTTCTGCCTGGTGCGAGCAGCATGGCATTGGCATCGATTACGAGGATACCGTGCGCCAATGCTTCTATAGAATGCGCGATCAGCACGCAAAAAAAGGCGTAAATTTAAACTCTACAACAAGGTTTAGTAAAGATTAACTATATTTTTTCCGCTTCGGCAAACAACTCCGAACAAAGCGGAAAACATCGAAATAACCAAACAACTTAGAAATATGGCATACATCAAAAACATCATTAAGGTGGAGATTACGGAGGCTGAAAACCTCAAGGGAATGGCTTTTCCCTCTCTCCATACCTGCATCCTTCCTTCGGATGCCAGCTTCCGACAGATTGCATGCAAAAATCCGTCAAGTTGTGAAATCACCGATAAAGTGGAGTCGAAAGTCCGCATTTTCACTTCCAAACTCACCTTCAGGTCGTGCGAACAAATCGCCCATGGAGGGAAGCAGCTCGCCTACAGAGTCACCACTGCCGACGGATGCCGCTATCTCATCGGCAACGAGCATCGCCCATTTCCGGTGCTCACCCGCACGGAAAACATGCCAGGCTCGCATACAGATTCCTCGCTGATTGTCTATGTTGCCACCTGGACAGGCATTCTCAAACCGCTCCAAATCATCTGATAAGTTTTTTTATCTATCTACATTATTATATAACTTTGCGGCAATCAAATTCGCTAAGTTGTATGAAATATCATATTCAAATTAATGGTTACATAGGATCGTGGACCAAAATGATGGTCCACGATATCCTTAAAAAGAACAAAGACAATCATGTCGATGTATCTATCGACTCGATGGGAGGTGCGGTGTCGGCCGGACTTTCCATCTGTCAGATGTTCAAGAATCATGGCGATGTAACCGTTGACTTCCAGGCAGGCTTCTCTGCTTCTGCCGCTACCCTCTGCGCAATGGGTGCCAAGACCATCCGAATGAGTAAGTACTGCTTACTTCTGGTTCACAAGTGCTCCACGGAGCAGTTTGTATGGAGTGCCCTCAACGAGGAGGAGATTGGAACCCTCATCGAGCAGCTCCAGAAGCAACAGGAAGACCAGCAGAAGATTGACAACATCATTGCCAACGTATATTGTGACCGCTCAGGAAAGAAGCATGAGGATGTCATCAAGGTGATGTCTGAAGCCAAGTGGCACACCGTGGAAGAGTGCATAGACCTCGGACTCGTAGATGAGTCGATGGATGGAAAGCCTGTAGAGATTACCGATTCTGTCCAGAACTTCATCAAGTACAACAACCTTCCGGTGCTGCCAGAAGTGGTCAACTCCTGGTACGAGAAGAAACCGGGATTCCTGGGCAGAATCTTCGGCAAGGAAAATTCTAAGGATAACTCTCATGAAAATATAATAGATATGATTAAGAAATGGACTCACATCAACAATGTTCTCAACGTAGAGGGCATTGAGGCAGAGGAATCAGCCAAGGACTGCACCATCTCCCAGGAGCAAATGCAGAAGCTGGAGGATAAGATTGCTGCCGACTCCAGCTCGATCAAGACCAAGGACGAGGAACTCGATAAGGTCAAGAACGAGAAGAAGGAACTGGAGGATAAGGTCAAGAACCTGGAGAAGGATAAGAAAGACCTTGAAGAGAAAGTAAAGGATCTGGAGAAAGAACCGGGTGGCGAAACCCACACTGCCGTAGATGACAACAAGGCTCAGGACTTCTGCTCAGATCAAGTATCGGACGTTTTAATTGATTTTGCATAATATGGCAGAGAATGATAAATTTGTTGCACCTGTTGACGTAAAGGAACAGCTGCAAAAGACGGCAAAGATCTACCGTAATAAGTTAATCACCATGCCTACCAGAGGTCTGAAGAAGTCACTCAGCTACATGACTCTTCGCCCAGGCATCCGTGTATCAGAGACCGTAGGCGAACTTACAGGCGGTGCTGAGTTCGGTCCATACGATGAGAACCGCGTAGCTGACGGCAATGTCAAGATTACACCTCGTATCCTGGAGGTGTTCTTTGGCAATGTCGATATCAAGTTCTCACCTAACTCAGTTTATTCCACAATCTGGGGCGCCAACGTCACTAATGGCGATGCCCTGAAGAATGTGCCTATCACGCTGCAGGTTCTTCAGCTCCTCGCCCTGAAGCTCGGCAAAAACCTCGACAAGGTTCTGTTCAAGGCTGTACGCAACCCTACAGGAACAGGTTCTGTTGACCTCTTCAATGGTTTCGATACCATTGCCAAGACTGAACTGGATGCCGGCAAGCTTTCCAGTGGCCTCGGAAACCTTATCAAGATTGCAGATATTCTGGGCGACAACAAGACCATCAACGACGACAACGCCGTAGATTTCGCACAGGGCATCTGTGAATTCGCCGATGAAGAGCTGATGGCAGAGGATAAGGTTTACCTTTACGTTCCTCAGTCATTCGTCAACCTCTACAACCGTGCCTTCCTCAAGAAGTTTGGTGCTGCTCCTTACAACAAGGATTACAACCACCTCACCGTAGAAGGATTCGGCAACGTTGAGTTCGCTGTCCTTTCCAACAAGAAGGATGCTCCTTTCTTTGAACTTACTACCAAGAGCAACATGCTGGTGGGCGTCAACGAGATCAACAACAACGATGCTGAGCAGATTAAGGTCGAGAAGTATCACCCATGGAAACTCGACTTTATTGCTACCAAGTTCTTCGGTACCCAGTTTGAGAGCATCAACAAGGAGCGCGCCCTGTTCATCACCGATGATGGTACCAAGCCACTCATCCAGAAGGCAGCCACATCATCTGTCAGCCAGACTGACGGCAAACAGAGTGGCAAGGACACTACCGCTGACGGAAACGTCTAATGTTTCACCTTATATAATATAGGAGATTAAAAAAATGGCATGTACTAACAAAGATTTATATAAATCAGTGCGCAAATGTCCGGGTACGATTATTCGTCCCGGCATTAAGCCGAAGTTCCTGGCCATCCCGCTTTCGCAGATTCTTGCATGGCCAAAGCTTCCAGATCCTGGCGATACCACCAAGGGACTGGAGGAACTCGCCACCTATAAGGGTGACTTCACTCTTGCCGCTGATGCCAAGTGGCACGCAGTTGACCTCGTAGCACTCAAGTCTTCCATCACAACGGAGACTCAGGGCGAAGCTCCATCAGCTACCTTCCTCAACAAGGCAGAGTATATCATCGGCGGCACTGATGCCGATATTACCGGTTTCGGCCGTATGGCGATCAATGACGAACTGGTCTATGCCCAGCAGGATCCTAATGGCCGCTTCCGCATTCTCGGTAACGAGATGTTCCCGGTGAAGACCACATTTGCCCAGAACAGCGGCGCCGGAGCTACCGACTCAAAGACCTCAACTCTCGGCGTAGAGGCCACCGATTTCTGCCCTGCTCCATACTATGATGGCAAGCTTGAGACAGATGAAGGTGATATCAAGGGCAGCGATGGCTCTGCTTGGGAAGCAACCGATCACGCGTAAGATTTGCCCAAATTTACATAACTACACATACTGATTTGCTTAGGTGGCTCTCGCTTCGTGCCTGAGCCGCCTTTGTTTGTTTTCACCTTATTATATATTGAATATGGATCATCAATTTACCAGACAGATGCAGGAGTGGCTCAACTCTAAGCACGAATCGGATGCAGAAATCATCAAGGGAGCAGATATGCTCTTCCGTCTCAACCGGAACCGGTTCTATCATGTCCGAGCAACCCGACAGCCCCAGGCATACCGCACCAACATAGAGTATGAACTGAATAAGTTCCTCAAGATCCGTCTCGACAACATGACCATCGAGGAGGTCAGGAAGATGAACGATATCGTGATTCCTGAAGCCCAGGCTATCATTGCCGAAGGAGAAGCAGAGAATAACGGAGAAAATCAGGGAAAATCGGAGAAAAACGGCGATTCCATCGAGGAAAATGCCTCTACCGATGATACAGAACTCCCGTCCTCGGATAGCGATGGAGTGGCTGTTGTCCGTAAGGGCAAGCGCAAGGATCACGATTTCCTGCCCAAGGAAGTAGCCGACCTCTGGGATATCAACGCCAAGCGATACAAGGAAATCAAATCTACCTTCGAGACGCTCAAGGCGATGGAAGACAAGGAACCATGCGACCGATACGAGCATCTAAAGATTCTTTCGGATCTCGACAAGAAGTATCGTGCCGATATGCTCACCTACGACTCATACCAGGTGACACGTGCCGACCGTGACCGTGTAGCTAAAGCCAGACTCGCCGAAAATGCCAGCCAGGGTTAAAGTTGCCGATATACTCAAACCCATCGATGAGGTGAAGACACAGGCATACTTCGGACGGCACCTGCACACACTCGGACTCATCAAGTGGATCCTTTCACAGATTGGTCCTGCTGATGTGTGGGTGTCTTCCTACTCCACCTCCGAGGAGTTCCTCAGAGGTTTCCGCCTGATGCGGGATTCGGGCAGCATCTCGTCGGCAAAGATGCTGCTGGATGTGAAGGCAAGCAAGAAGACCGTACACCTGTGGCGGCTTATGTCGGCATGCTTCGATGATGTCTATCTGGGCGAGAACCATTCCAAGGTGACGCTTTTCCGGAATGATCAGCATGTTGTTTCGGTCGTCACGTCCCAAAACCAGACATACGGCAGCCGTGACGAGAGTACCATCATCACCACGGAACCACAGGTCTTTGCCGACCTGTTCAATGGATATACCAGTCATTGTGACAATCAAAGCTTAAGAATCAATGGAAATTACTCAGGAGTTACTCAACAAAGTGCAAGAGCTGGCAGAGAACCTGACTCCGATTTCGGAGATGTCCGTCCTTTTGGATATTAAGGAGGATGTTCTGCGTGAAGAGATTCTCGACCCTGCATCAGAGCTCCGGCGCGTCTATTATCTGGGCATGGCAAAAGTCAGGCAGCAGATTCGCAGGAATGAGCTGGAGCTGGCTGCAGCCGGCTCACCTCAAGCCGTACAGCGCACACATGAATATCTGAATAAAATGATAGAGGAGATCAAGATATGAGAGAACCAGCCAACATCGATGCCATCATCGACCTGATGGACCGCACACCCGAAGAGATGGATGCACAGAATGTTCCCGCACCCGTGCGCGACCGCATTCTGCGCATCCGGGCTCTTTATGCCTGGTGGCTCATCAATCCACGCAAGACAGACCAGGAACTTGTCTTCAAGGATATGCAGGACTACAAGGTGCAGCGCATGATGGCTTATAATGACCTGCACCTCATCAAGCTCATACTGGGCAACCTGCAGAAGGTTTCCAAGGACTTTGCCCGGTACCGTTTCGACCAGATGATTCAGCGCACCTACGAGAAAGCAGACAATATGGGCGATGCCAGAGCCATGGCTGCAGCAGCTGCCGCATACGGCAAATACCACCTGCTCGACAAGGAAGACCCTGTGGATAACGGCTACGACATGATCCAGCCTCAGGTATTCATACCTACTACCGACCCTCGCCATCTCGGACTGAAGCGCATACCGAACGTGATGGGTACCATCAAGAAGCTCATCAGGAAATACACCGACAACTCCATGGATCTCATCAGGATCGAGAGCGAGGATTATGACGAGCAGCTCCTGGAATATACACCAACAGAAGAAGTCAAGGAAGAGGAGAATTCATTATGATAGAGCAATATTTCAATCCGGCACAGCAGGAAGTAAACCTCATCAATGCCCGCGACTCTGTGGTCGTGGGCGGTCGTGGTATCGGAAAGAGTATCCTGCATGCCACCTTCAACCTGCGCAACATGCAGCGTATGCCCGGAAGCGACGGAGGTTTCGTATCAGCCAACACCAAGCGATGTCTCACCAATACGCTTCCTTCCATGCTCCAGCACTGGGAGCGATGGGGATTCCACCGGGGCAAGCATTATCTCATCGGCGTGAAACCGCCCAAGAAGCTAGGATGGCCGGAACCGGTAATCCCGCCTTCCAACTGGGAGAACACCATCTCTTTCTATAACGGGTCTATCGGTACCATCATCTCGCAGGACCGCAAGGGAACCTCCAACTCCCTCTCGCTCGATTACCTGGATATAGACGAGGCGAAGTTCATCAACTTTGAGCAGCTGAAGGATGAAACCTTCCCTGCCAACCGTGGTAACGTGAACCTCTTCGGGCAGCACTACTACCACCATGGCATGCTCATCACCTCGGATATGCCAGTAACCAAGAAGGGTTCCTGGTTCCTCAACTATAAGAAAGACTGCGATCCTCACCTCATCGATGCCATCTCATCGCTGGTGGTGGAGGAATACGATATCCGCAACCGCATCAAGACTTCAGGCAACATCAGCCTGTACGCCAAGCGCCGACTCAAGGAGATTGGTCTACTCCTGGCACAGCTGCGCTCCAAGGCTCTGTTCTATAAAGAGTACTCTTCAGTATATAACATCGAGGTGCTGGGCATGGATTTCATCAAGCAGATGAAACGAGATCTGCCAGCCCTCACCTTCCAGACCTCCATCATGTGCAAGCGCCCTTCCATCTCGCTCGACGGCTTCTACTCCAATCTCCGGGATGTGAACCTATACACGGCGCCCAACCTGGCCTATCTGGACGGACTGGAGTATGACATCGACAAGCTTCAGCATGTGGATTCACGCATGGATGATGATGTGGATCCCGACCGCCCGCTGTGCATCGCCTTCGATGCCAACGCCCTGATCAACTGGATAGCCGTGGGGCAGGACAACCTGCGGGGTGAAGCCCGCTGCCTGAAGAGTATATTCGTGAAGTATGACGAGAAGCTGCCTGCCCTGCTCGACAAGTTCATGGAGTATTATGAGTACCACCGCTGCAAGGAGGTGAACTTCTATTACGACTCCACCTTCGTGGGCAACAACTACGCCCTGATGAATGATGACTTCCACACCTTCATCTCCAACTACCTAACCGACCATGGATGGTATGTGAACGAGGTATATCTTGGAAATCCGATGGGACACCTGGAGAAGATGCTGCTCATCAACCGCATGTTTGCAGGCAGGGCTGAGCACAGAGCCATGATCAATAGCGAGAACAATGAAGACCTGCTCATCTCCATCCGTCTTGCCGGAGTGTATAACGGCAAGAAGGATAAGCGTGGAGAGAAGCTGGCAGAGACAGAAGAGGATAAGCTGGAAGCCCGCACCGATGGTTCTGATGCCTTCGATACGCTGATGATAGGCATAGAGAAATATCCTCAGGCTGATGGCTACATAGCCACCGGCTCCATGTTATAATGCGATTTCGTAATCCTACATACATGATAGGCGTTCTCGGTTGAACGCGTTCCCACGGGGAGTCCGCTGCGAAGCGTGCTCCCCTTTTTCTTTGGCTTTACTGTGTTGCAAAAATCCTGACAGTGGTTTACATATACCGCTAACTCGCAGGGGGCGGCAGGCGGCTTCGGGCGTAGGGCAGTGGGGGGTCTTAATGCTGAAACTGGTGTTTTTCTTCTGTTCAGCCCGGCTGAAACCCCGATGAAATCGAGGTTTTTGGAAAACCGGGTGTGGAAAAGTTGTTGCAAATCGCCGTTTTTCCCTATCACTATTTCGATGATAGCACCTGCCGAATGCTGCGGTTTCATCGCAACAGCCTGCATATTTCATGCAAACACCCGGAAAACGGAGTTTTCCTTGTTTTAAACTTTATATTAAAGATTATACCAAAGATTATAGTTAAAAATGCGATAATATTTGGCAGTATCAGAAAAAAGATGTATTTTTGCACCGTGTTAATCATTAACACGATGCAAATTTCAACTCAATAAAAACAATATCGTATGAACATGAACGCTTTATCCGTGGCCAACTACTTCATAGAGCTGGCACATAAAGAAGGCAGACACATCACCCAGCTGGGACTGATGAAACGAGTCTATATCGCTCATGGCTTCTCGCTCGCACTCAACTACCAGTCGCTGCTCGACCCAAGGTTTGATAAAGTGGAAGCTTGGCGATACGGTCCTGTCATACCTTCTGTCTATCACTCATTCAAGCAATACAAGGCTTCCCCTATCACGGAAAAAACCGTGGTGATGGAATGGGATGAAAAGAAGAACCAGCCTATTTTCAAAACTCCGGAACTAAAGGATAATGATGCCAAGACCATCGTTGAAATGGTGTGGAAACGCTATCACAGCTATTCAGACTCAGAGATGGTGGAACTCACTCACCGAAAGGGCACGCCTTGGGATGTATGTTATATCGAAGGCGAGAACCGTGAGATTCCAGACGAACTGACAGCGGCGTTTTATCAGAAAATCGTGGACGTAGCAATCAAGATGCATGAAAAGAGAAGTGGTAAACCTGTTATCTGCTGATAACAAACAAATAGATGAAGCCGAAGAGAAACATGTACATCTGGGCAGCGATAATCCAGATGTACAGATAGAATACCAGCGGACTGTCATAGAAAAGTTGAAGGAAGAGATTCAGGGACTCAAGCAAGACAGGGAACAGCGCAAAGTGTTCAGCTACTCTATTTTCGGATTTATGTGTGTATATATGACTATTGCCATGATCATCGTCTTCCTTAGCGGTCTTGGCGTGATGTCATTATCAGATAATGTCCTGATAACGCTCCTTACCACGACTCTGGCAGACGTGATAGGTGTTTTCATCTTCGTGGCAAAATACCTTTTCCATAGCAAAAGCTAGAGTGAATAACCATAGCCCTCGGTGCTCCACGCATCGGGGGCTTTTTCGTCTCCAAATGTTAAATAATACACAAATGTTGAAAATAATCACGAAAATATTTGGTTATTCAACAAAAGTTTAGTACCTTTGCATCGTGTTAATAAAGATAGTATATGGCAAGACGAAAATCTAAGGAACTCAAGGAAAATGAAGACGATTTGCTTTTCTACCTGGAGTATTGGCAAGAGTTCCCCGATACCTTCAAGAGGGTAGCAGAAAAAGAAATCGCAGAGTTGCAAAACAAAATTAAAAACAAAAAGAAATGAGAAAGCCCCTTCGGGGGCACTCATTCCTTTAAACTTAAAAAATATAAGATTATGGAATATACAGAGATGATTGATAAGGTGAAGGCTTTGGCTGCACAAAACAGAGCTGCCAAGACCGCAGAGGATAAGGCGGAGGTTCGCCGTCAGATGGATGCACTCAAGGAGTCAGACCCTAAGGCTTTTGCCGTGGCAGTGGGCTACATGGCTAAGACCACAGAGCAGAAGGTCAAGGAACTGACCATGGCAGAGAAATTTGGTGAGATTACAGATATGGTCTCCATGGCTTACATCGCAAAGGCTTACTTTGGTAAGTCTCGCTCTTGGCTGGCACATAAGATGAACGGAAACATAGTCAACGGAAAGGCATCGCAGTTCACTCCTGATGAACTTGTTACCCTCAGGGGTGCCTTGCAGGATATGGCCCAGAAATTCGGCTCGCTTAGCCTTGCTATTTAGGCTATCTTTATTTAACACATCGTCCCCGGCGCAGAGCCGTGCCGGGGACTTCAGTTAAGCAGTTTTTTGACATGAGAATTATTAAACTAGGCGATGATGAGTGGAGCCACTCCAGTGATGATGGCAGTGGATACTCAAATGAGGGAAATTTTCAAAACAAGAAGAATATGAATGAGAATAAGATTATAGACTACATATTGGGACTGTTCACCAAGAACGAAATGAGCAAGGATGATATTCATTGGACTATCAACGAGAAGTTTGATTATGACAATGAACCATTGCTGATATTGAACAGACTGATAAGAGAAGGACTCGTCCTCGAGATGGGAGAAGCATACTATAGCCTTACCAGTGAAGGACGGAAAGCCAAAAACGGATACGGGAAATATGTAAGGAACCGGAAGTTCTGGCAATACATCGACAAGGCCAACAAGGTTTCTACCCTTGTAAAGTTCCTCTATGGTGCAGGAGGCTTCATCGCAGGATGGCTGGCCAAGGCCTTAGCAAATGTTCTCGGCATGTAGCAGGGCTACCAGCAGGAACAGGCATACCAGGATAAGAACCAGGATACCCAGTATGCTTTTTACAGCATACCCCAACCCGCCATGTTTATGATAGTCGTGCCAGATGGGGCTGAATGCATCCAGCAGGGAGCGCTGCTGCTTCTCGAGCATCTCTACTCGCTTCAAGAGATCTTTTTCTTCCATACCTTATAATATATTATTCTATTAAAATGAAAAACGATGCAAATATAAGGAATTTTATTGAGATATCGGGGAATTTGCACGGAAAATCGAGGAAAATGCACGGAAAATCGGGGAATTTCCGAGGAATCCATTCCTCGAAGTGGCAGAACCGAAGGGAGATCCTGCGGTCGTTTCCGGTCGTTTTCGCTCGTAATTCCGGTCATTTCCGGTCATTTTCCGATTGATTCCGGAAAATCATTCCTTTTCATTCCTCATTTTCAAATTATATTATTACTTTTGCACCGGAATTTATTCAATTAATTGCAGTTATGAAGAAAATTATTCTAATTTTAGCCATCATTTTTATGGCTATTGGCGCTAGAGCGCAGAGCACCATCCAGTCTGAGGATGGTAAGTATCCGGTTTATTGCGACCTCAAGGCATATAACTTCTGGGGTGTCGGCAAAGTGAAGGTCATGCTTGATATGGGAGCAGTCTCCAATGGTGGAGGTTCCTTCGAGAGCTTATATGGTGAGGATGGCAAACAGATCAAGTTCAATACCGTCATGGCAGCCGTGAATTATATGGCTAAGAAAGGTTGGATACTTGACAAGACATATTATGTTACAGAGGGTGCCGGCAGGGCTGTTCTACACTATGTTCTGGTGAAGAGAGTGAAGAATGATTCTGAGATTCGAGAGGGTCTGATTACCAAAGATGAGCAATAATATGTTATTAAACATGTTTTGAAAAGAAAAATGAGCGAGGAATGAAAATTTCTCGCTTTTTTTTTGGCGGTTCCAAATATTCTTCGTACTTTTGCCAACGCTTATAAGATAGTAGTAATCTACTCAGCGATGGCGACTGTTTCGCCTAGGCTTCACGCCGTGGGCTTTTTTTATGCCTATAAAGTATCATTTTCCCGGCAGCGGGAAAAAGGTCTTTACGATATGGCGGTTGCATGATCCGTAAGATACTTGCCCTTCGCTGGGAAAGCTACCATCTTATAAGCAGCGGTGAATGTGACCGCCACCATTGTATTTATACATCAAGGTCGGTCTATAATGCTTATAAGATGGCAATTATGCAGAATTCAATTTTATTAAATGATGCGCAGGTAAGACCTGCAGGCATCAGCGTTGAGGAGGGTATCAATACCCTCAAGTGTGAAATCAAGAAGCTCGCCAAGACCAAGAGCGAGACCTTCAGCTTCCTCTGCGAGGAGAGCGTGAGCTATGGCGAGGTGGCATTGACCATGGTGGGAATGCTTGCCCTGGTGATGCTTGTGTTTATAGGTGGTTATCTTTTCGGAGGGGAGGTGATGTAGCTATGGCAAAGAAAGATATAACACTGAAAGTTGTGGAACGCCTGGCAGAATACAAGGCATTATATCCCGACACCACGGTTACACCGATAGAGTTTGAAGGCGGTAAATCCATATCCCAAAAGGATGCTCTTGCATTAAGCAAGCTGGTTTGCTACTTGACGCATAGCGGACTGCTTCAGTTCTGGATACTCGGCAACAAGATGTTTGTCTACAAGTCGAAGGAATTCCTGAAGGTGACAGACGGCTTCAAGAAGGGAGCCAAGGTGAGATTCCATGACCCTCGCACGCCCGACGTATGCCACGAGAGCGTAATGCTTACCGACGGCATGCGCTACGACGATGGCATTCCCTTTATCTGGACAGAGGACAGCGATGCCGATTGCTTCATGGAGTGCAACACCTTCGCAGTATATTGGCGCCCGGTGGAGGAAGACAAGAAATAACCGTCTTTTTCCGTTTCAAGAAAAGTGAGTAATTTTGCAGTATTAAAAATTAAAATTATAGGATTATGAAAGATCAGCAGACAAACAATATCGGTATACAGGAAGAAGTGAATAATGCCACACCATGGCAGGAAAATGCCCACCAGGATGGCAATAACATGCCATCGCCTGGCAAGAATGAGAGTGTCGGGACGAACGACAAGCCGCTCACCACAGAGGGCTTCCACACGCTGCTTAAATTCAACACCATCGAGCTATCGGATGCGAGAACAGCCTACGCCACCGAAATATCCGACCTTAAGCAGGAGTACGATGATACCCTGACCGAAATACTGGAGAAGGAACAGCTGGCAAACCTTGAACTCCGTGCGGCACGCGAGGAATTCGAGATAGCCAAGGAGAAATACGAACAGACCCTTCGTGAGCTGAAGAAAGAGCGCAACGAGGCCGGCCGCAAGCAGAATGTAGGCAAGGCCGAGGCCAAGAACCGCTGGTCTTCTGCCAACGAGGAGATTCAGAGTAAGCGCCACAACATCTTCGAGTGGTACAGAAATTCGGGGGGGGGTACTCACGGGAGCCGAGGAAGGACTCCTTCATCCAGGTTGGACCAGAGACAAGAAAGGAGGAATGAGCGATGAATGATGAATTGAGAGAACTCGTATTAAACGAGAATGTTCCGACGAGTCTCGTCGAGGAGTTTCGTATCAAGATGAAAGCTTTAACGGATAAGGCTGAAAAATTGAATTCAGCAATAAGAGAGGCACGCTCCTTTAGTGACAAGTTTGGTTCAGCTGGACAAATGTTTCAGCTTCATGGAAAGGCTGAAAGAGTCAAAGAAGACTTCATAAAAGAAGCCAGAAAGTATGTAAAGAAAGGAGGTGCGGGCGATGAAGATAAGTAAGAAATTGCGCAAGCGCATTCGTAAGCTGACTACCAAGGACATCTTCAGATATAAGTTCTTCATTACTGAAGGCAGACAGATGAATGCCCATAAGGTGGAAGTCAGATTCCTGAGAGACGACAATGTTGTCGCATCAGTCGCATTCTTCGAGGATGCTCCACACAAGCAGACTGTTATCCGATGGCATGATCATCGCTACTATACACTTCGATATGGGGCTAAAGAGGCTAAGCCGTTCAATATGACTTTGGCCAAGTGGAAATCTATAAACAACGATTAAGCATGGACGAGAATAATTCAACCAATATGCGCATGACAGCGGAAGTATGGAATGCGCTGGCAGATATGATGAACGTTGCCCAGCTCGACAACTTCATCGAGAAACTCAACGAAATACAGGATAAGCTTGTATCAGACGAGGTAGTAACCAACAGCGTGGACGATTTCGGTGGTCCCGGCAAGGTGCTGCTCATGCTCAACACCTTCAAGCGCATGAGCAAGCTCTTTGAGACCATGAAAATCGCACTCAAGGCGAAAGGAGGTGCAGCATGACGGAAGCAGAGCTGTGGCGTATGGGAGTAGCCCTCCACGCCTACCTGGAAGATTACCAGCCCTATGATCCGAACAAAGACGCTCCCGTGGAATACAAGACCTCGAAGGAGATTCAGACCGACATATCGAATATGGTAACGGCAAGCGTCAACGATATCACGGAATACATGCTGAACGAGGGCTACAAGATGGGCTATAGCGGCAAGCAGCTGGCCTGGATAATGCAGGACGATTCAGCGACCTTCTAAATGATGACATTCATTTTTTTTCAATTAGAAATCATATAAACCTGTTCAAAAGGTTCATAAGCTTAGGCTAAGCGTAGCCGATTATAACTTATACTAGTGTATTTCACAATGCCCGGTCGCCGTGAGGCGGCTGGGTATTTTTATTTTCTCCCCTATCATCTTATCTTTGCATTGTTTTAATGAAACAGAGATATGATTACAGTTATCAACCAACCCATTTCGCCCATCTTCACCAGCGAACTCGACGCCTTCTCCTTCAAGATAAGCGGCGAGTATGCCGTCGTCACCATCACCTGTGGCGACGAAGAGGTGCTCAGCGAAAACTACTACCCCGTATCGGGCAAGGTGACCATACACGACCTGGGCACGCTCATAGCCGACTACGTGCGCCAAACCGTGGTGGCCGACTGCACCATCAAGATTACCGAGCATACGGGCGACAGCGACACGGACAGCTGGACGGGCAAGTTTACTGCCCACTATGCCACCGTAGATATCAACATGAGCTGCGAGGCGTTCCTCGACACTTTCTTTCTCACCCTGCTCGATGGCTACAAGCTCACCCGTCTGGGGCATCGTGAATACCTGCATGCAGCAGGCGCAGACAGCACCGTCCCCATCGTGGTAGCCCAGTATTTCGATGGCAGCCACACCGTGAACACCGCCACCTTCGGAGCGGAAGACGTGCCCACCCATACCGACAAGGGCGTGACCACCTTCGATGTGTCGCCCGACAGGTTCTACGATGAGAGCAAGGGCAACCTCTTTGCCTATACCGTGAGCGTAGGCAAGCGAGAGCAGGAGTTCAGGATAGACCACACGCAGGCCGTGGCAGACCCCGTGCTGCTCTTCACGAACTCGTTCGGCTGCCAGGAGATCTTCTACTGTCTTGGCAAGAAGAAGATTGCCCCAACCTTCGAGCGCAAGCAGGCGGTGATTGAAGGCAAGAAAATCAACTATTCCGTAAGGGAGACCCGCACCTTCGAGGGCGACACCGGCATTATTCCGCCATCCATGGCCCATTTTGCCGAAGACCTGCTGCGAAGCGATGAAGTCTATCTCTTCAGGGATTATGCCCAGGATAAGGAAATCACCTTTACCGACTCGAAAAGCGAACGGACCAACGAAGATGATGACCTGGCAGAGTTCACCTTCTCCTACCAGTATGCCCAGAGGGTACAGAACGTCATCTTCAGAACCGTAAGTTCCACATCGGGAAGAATCTTTGATGATTCCTTCGATGATACATTCAACTAGAAGTTTCACCCTTATAATTTTGTCGCAGATATGCCAAAGGATACAACACCCAAAGCCATTCACATCAATGAACTGAGGCGTGCGCTGGATATTTCACGCATCGACCGCACGCCCGTGGACCTGGACTGCTGGAAGGGCAGCGACGGTTCCATCATCCAGTATCGGGGCTGGCTGGTGAAGAGCAGTTCCTGGCAGCAGGGAACCCACAACCTCTACAACCCCGTGAACCACCAGATACGCAAGGTGAGGGATATCTTCATCTTCAGATATAATGATCATCCTATTTATTTATAAAGATTATGGAAAAGAATAACAACGATATTGACATCACCTTCGCCACCATGGGCGCCGTGCTCGACTATCAGACCTCCTCCCCTACCAGCGGATTCGTGGAGTCGGGCAGCATCTTCGATGATGACGGAACCACCCCTCTCGTTGAGATAGAGATAGGCAAGAAGAGTTATACCTACATACCGTTCGGCGAAGACAATGCGCTGCCCTACGAGCTTATCAGGCGAATAGGGGAGAGCAGCGTGATGGCACAGAATAAACTCTTCAATGTGCTCACCTGCTACGGCATGGGCTTCCAGTATAACGACGTGGATACCAAGCTGCCCAGCAAGGACAAGGAAGTGAACCTGTTCAGGATGCACAATTCCATGAGCCGCTTCTTCCTGGAGCAGATTACCGACATGAAATACTTCTTCTTCTGCGTCTCGGCCATCATCCTCAACAAGAAGGGCGACAAGATAGTGGGCATCCGCCACAAGGAGGCATGCTACTGCCGCTTTACCCAGAGCAAGAACGGACGTTCGGAATACGTGCTCTATGCCAACTGGAGAAACAGCGTAACGCCCGACAACGTAGAGGTTCTGCCACTGCTCGACGAGCTGGACCCTCTGGGCGACCTCCAGAAGCGCATGGGGCTTGACGGGCAGAACGGCAAGGTGAAATCACGGCAGAGCACCCAGCCGGCCTGCAAGGAGCGCGTCTTTGCCATCGTAACCCGCTTCCCTACCCCAGGCTGCCAGTACTATCCCGTGCCCTACTATTCCGCCATCTTCAGGGATAAATGGTACGACATCTCCCGGCTCATCGCCATCGGCAAGATGGCCAAGCTGAAGAACCACGCCACCATTCCCTACCTGGTAGAGATTCACAACGACTACTGGCGCGGCATCTTCAAGGAGGAACACATCACCGACCCCGAGAAGCAGAAGCAGCGCAAGCTTGCCGAGAAGGAGAAAATCCGCTCCTTCATATCGGGCATAGAGAACAGCGGCAAGCTCTGGATAGCGGGCTACTACACCACGCCCGACGGCAAGGAGGTGAAGATGGTACGCATCACCCGCATCGACACATCGAAGGATGGAGGCGACTACAGCGACGACATTGCCGAGAGCAACAACATGCAGTGTTATGCCGACAACATCCACCCCAACCTGGTGGGCGCCACGCCCGGCAAGAGCCAGACCAACAATTCGGGTTCCGACAAGCGTGAACTCTTCACGCTGAAGCAGAGTATAGAGAAGGCATTCCACGACCTGATGGAGACCGTTCACTGGGTGGTGATCTACTTCAACCACTGGGAAGAGAAGGTTTATCCAGACGTTCCGCTCATCATGCTCACCACGCTCGATGAGAATAAGGATGCCAAGAAAGTGTCTAACAATCCAAATTCAAAGACAGATGATCAAGATTAGCATTGAACAGTTTGAGCAGCTCCTTCCTTTCGTGGGGGCTGCCACCGAAGATGTCTTCAGGAACATGGAGCCATCATTCAGCATTCCATACAGCGAGCTAGTGGAACAGGTGATAGGTAATGAATACGTGGAGGAAGCCACGCAGGAAGGCACGGAACTGATGACAGCCATCCGCAGCTACGTGATACGTGCCACCTTCCTGAGCCGCCTGCACTCGCACGACCTCATCATGACCGACAACGGTTTCGGCGTGGTATCCAACGAGAACATCGCTCCGGCTTCGCAGGCGAGAGTGGAAGCCATGAAGGCAGAACTCACCTATCAGCGCGACTACAACAAGCACCAGGTTATCTTCCTGATGCGCAAGTTTGACGGCTGGAGCGAGACGGAACAGGCAGAGATGAACATTAACTCGCTGGTATGGTCGCCTGCCATCCTCTCGGGCTGGTGCGGCGTAAGCGGGCAGCTCACCTACGATGACCTGGTGAAGTACAAGAAATCCATCGATGCCACCGAGGCTTTCCTGCGCAAGCAGTTGGGCGATGCCCTCATCGATGAAATCATCGCCGAGGAGCGAAAAGGCCATTTTGCCCCATCTCATCGTGCGGCAAAGGTAAAAATGCTCGCTTTCATCGGTGAACACCTCACCGTAGATAGCGTTGAGAAAACGACCGTCGACTACCTGCATCGCAGCACCCTTCTCTTCGAGAATCTGCTTCGATTCATAGAGGAACACATCGGTGATTTCGAGAAATACGCGGTTTCATCGGCCTACAAGGCCAATCACATGAAAAGTTATGAAAACAAAGCTGACGACACAACCTTCTTCTTTGCTGGCTGACGGCACGCTGGTGCTGCATGTCCCACACTCCTGGAGTGAACTGACGCAGGACCAGCTGCGCTACGTGCTCTATCTGCTTACGCAGGGCTGGGACGAATGGCAGGTGAAAACCTACCTGTTCTGCAGGTTTGCGGGCGTGAAGGTGCTCAACGAGAAAAAAGACGGCTGGCTCTGCGAGGTGAAGACCGAAGAAGGCAAGAGGCTGCGGTTTTTCCTTGAGCTATGGCAGGTGAGGGAGTTCTGCGAGGAATTCAATTTCATCTTCGACGGCAAGGGAGCAGACAACAGACTCGACTTTATAGGCCGTTTTAGGGCTGCGGACGTGGAACTGCACGATGTACCGTTCTACAACTACATCGTCTGCGACAACTACTACCAAAACTTCCTACAGAGCGACCAGTCGGACGATACGCCTATCCGCGAGATGGCTGCCATCCTCTACCTGAAGGAGGATGGCAGCGAAGCAGGGCAGATAGACTGCTCTGCACCCGAGGTGATAGGTGTGTTTCTCTGGTTTATGTGGATAAAGTACAACTTTTCCACACATTTCCCTCATCTCTTCAAGCCAGCCGGTGGTGATGGCGAGTACGATACCACCGAAGCCATGAACGCCCAGATAAGGGCGCTGACGGGTGGAGACATCACCAAGGAAGAGATTATCAAGAAGGCTGACGTGTGGAGGGCGCTCACCGAGCTGGATGCCAAGGCACGTGAAGCTGAAGAACTGAACAAAAGACTGAAGAAATCATGATTAAGACAGACATCAACACTCCATCGGTACAGGTGGGCTTCGATGCTTTTTCCTACTTCAGAGACCTGACGAAGAAGAATAAGCTTACCCAGGAACTGGGCTTCCTGGCCACCACCTGCTCCAGTCTCATGGCCTTTGAGGGCATGCTGGCAAATATGCAGAAGAGCAGGAACTTCATAGTGATAGACGATACCAACGACGGCAACGTGGCGGTGAACGGAGACGGAAGTTTTCGCAAGATAGTAACCTATACGGTGTGGATCCTGATGCGCTACAGACTCAACGACATGAACGACCGTCAGGAGAAGCTCAACACCTGCCGCAAGATATTCCGCCAGTTTCTGAGCCGCATCCTCATAGACAAGATGAAGTGGGAAAGCGATTTCACCTATCTGCTGAGCGACCAGGTGGATAATCGGGAGATAGGTGCATATTTTATTAACGGGCTTACGGGCGTGGAGTTCCACATCGACGTGAGTGAGCCGCTAGACCTGGTATATAACAATGAAGAATGGAACGAATAACATCAAGACTCCCGTCACCCAGGAAGACATCCACGCCTACGAGCGTGGATGGGCTGAAGAGATGGTGAACATCTGGAAGGAGAAGATCATACACTACCGCATCCGTCATACGGGTGCCCTTTACAACAGTGTGCAGGCTACATCGTTTGGCGGATCATCAAGAATCATCGCCCACAAGTTCCTGCTCTATGGTCTGTATCAGGAGACGGGAACTGGCAACGGTTATTACCATGGCAACCCTGGCGACCTCTACTTTCTGGATAAGGAATACCGTGCGAAGCATCATCTGGGCGAACCGAGACAGCGCCGCCCATGGTTCAACCGGAAATACTATATTTCCATCATGAAGCTCAACGATATGGAGGGCTATTTCTACGGTACGGAATATCAGGGATTGATGGCAGACCTGTTCAAGCAGATGTTTGGCAAGATATAGTGTATTTTTGTTTCAGGAATCTTATTTGTATTTTTGCTTCAAAATTGAAATAGAATCATGCAAAACGAAAATACCATACAGGAACTGACCAGGATGCTCACCGGCATACGTGATGAGCGTGCCAAGGGAGCCAACACGGCATGGCGTGTGGGAAGTGCCCTGCTTGCCCTGCTCGAATACGCCAAGCAGGACAACGGAACCTACCTGTCCAGGGAACATGATGATGCCGCTTCCGGTGTTATCACTTTTCTGAAAGGAATCATCTCTGAATCAACGGCTAAGATGAAGGGAGGTACACAGTTTGGTAGTTTTACCTCGGGCATCATGGGCGGCACAGGTGCGCAGATTGATGAAAAGGGCAATGCTGAGGTGGAATCGATTACCGTACGCTCATACATGAAGGTGATGGAACTGATTGTGAACCGCCTGAGCACACTGGAAGGCGACCAACTATTCACGGAAAGCGATACCATCGAAAGCGTATCAGACCTGGGTAACAACTGCTATGGCTTGAAACTCCGCTCTAAATATAAAGGCTATTTCACGGCACAGCACGTTAACAACGTGCTCAAAGGTATCGTCAATAATATCGCCACTGCCGAAATCAGCGATAAGTCTTCACTCTATTATACCTCGTGGATGCGAGTGAACAGCGTGAATGCCGTGACTAACTACATAGAGGTGTCTCTTTATCCAGACAACGAGGTTCCTGCCGGAAAGAATTTTCCTCCCTGCGAGCTGATGAACATCGCAAGATGGGGAAACCAGACGGATGAGAGTCTTCAGCAATGTTTCTATCTATCGAGTTCTGAAGGCAGAATCGTGAAGCTTACGGGAGTAACCAAGCCTATCCTGGAGAACTGGAACTATGGCATGGTGTTCGGAGACATGCCTTCCTTCCTGAAGGAACAGAAACTGCCATTGGTGAAGGGTCGCGACTATATGTATGCAGCCGGCATCGTGGCGCAAGATATCCTCCAGGTGGACTACCAGGGCAAGCCTGTGGTTACTTATGTAGATAGAGGTCCGTGGAGTAAGACTGCCAAGTATTACTGCGCTGCTCTCAACGAGGAGACCGGAAAATACGAAACTTCTGATGTATGGTTTACGGGCTGTAAATGGAGATGCCAGAAGACGGGAACCCATACGGAACCCAGATGGAATAACACCGACTGGGCGATGATAGAAGGCAACCCTACCTTTGAAGTTAACTTCGAGGAGATGGAGACCCTGTATGATTTTGACAACTTTTCCGCACCCCTCACCGTCGTGGCAACCTTATACGGGCAGAATATTACGGATGATATCCTCGATAGGGACGTGGCGTGGACTCGATATACGGAAAACGCTGCGGGAGTCCAGCGGGTGGCATCGGATAATGTATGGGCAGAACAGCGTGGAAATGCCGGAAAATCCATCGTCATCGTCAAGAGTGATCTGGGCATAGACAGCGAGGGAGTTCCCAAAAAGATAGTATTCACTGCCACCGTCACCCTGCGTGACGGCATGGGAAGGGAGAAAGACCAGCAATCCGCTTCTGTGGATATTAATTAATATATATATTAAGGTATGAAAACAAAAAGATTAGATTTTAATTTTCGACCGTTGAAGTTCAGCAAGTCTATATCGCTGGTGGGTACCACTCCAGGCATACAGACTTATGATGCCGAGACGGGCGAGTACAGTCCGGACTATACCACGGTTCCGGTGGTCGTGCAGCCGAGCCTGAGTGCCATCGATCCGGACGAGGTGATGCTTAGCGGACCTATCAACGCCCAGCTTATCAACATTACCTGGACGGAGATTGAGGCAGGCGTAAAGAAGACCATCGACACGACCAACACTCAGTATGGACTCACGATGACGGGTGATGATGCAGGCAGAGTCGTGGTAAACCGCAATGCGACTCCAGGTTCACCGATTACACTTCGGTTTGATGCCGACTTCATCGACCCACGTACAGAGCAGGTGACTCATTTTACAATGACTTACCCAATCAAGTGCAAGAATGCCACGCTCTGCCAGCCGGTTGTGCTGCTCGATGCGTCTGACGTAAGCTTCTACAATCCGCTCAGAGACCAGGCAGAGCAGACCATCAACGCTTCCCTGCTTGTGGGTTCCGTTACGGCACAGGCCGATAAATGCGCCTTTGTCTGGGAGGTGTTGCGAGATAGCGGTGCATTCACGAAATGGGGCAGCAACGAGCTGGACCTGGAGGCTTCCGTGAGCGAGGATGGTGCATCCTTCACGGTAGATCGCTCGCTAATGGGCGAGAAGATTGTTATCAGATGCAGGGCTAAGTACAGCAGCAGCGGCAATCCTGCCAGCGTACCGCTGAAGGACTCCGCACCTGCAAAGATTGTTTCCATCGTTCGACGAATCCCGAAGTTCGAGTATGATTGGGCAGATGTGCCGATTAATCTTCCTGGAGGGCAGAAGACGGTATTACCTCGTACCATCATTACTGACAAGACAGGTGTTATCCCGAATCCATCCTCCGACCTGCTTCCTATCTACTACATGGCAACCAACCCAAAGCTGGCTTCAGGAGTTCCATCGTATGAGATGGTTGGCCATGGCATGCAGCCTACGTTGAGCACAGATAAGATCAGCGTAACGACCGGAGCCATCATGGGACTTGATGTCAAGGAACTGAATCCGCTGATGCTGCTTACCGATGGCAAGGGTACGATACTTACCGACGACAAGGGCACGGCATTCGTTTTTCACTAATATTTATAATTCTAAATTTTTAAAGATATGGAAAAGTATATCAAAGCAAACAAGAAGGTGGCTGAGTTCTTGCACCTTCAGACTATTCGCAACGCAGTCAAGGACGGCCACTATCTGCTCTGGATTATGGACGTACAGCCATTCGGTAACATGGAAGATCTGCCAAACATCCTTCAGCAGATTGGCGGCCTTCTGCTTTCCGGAAGCGAGGCTAAGGAGGAGCAGGACGGAACCGTGACCCGCAAGCTTCCTACTCCGCTCGACAAGCGCTTCATCATGGACGGTGATGTTCAAACCGCGGAAGGCGGCGATGTAACAGATACTCCGGAAACAGACAAGGCAGGAGAAACAACAGGTTCTGAAGACGGAAACGGCAACGGTGAAAACGGAGATTCCTCCGATACGGGCACGGAGTCGGGTTCGGAAGATGCCCCTGACCAAAAGAAGGAAGGAGGCATAAATGAGTAAAGCAGCAGCATCCCGCACGATTAATTTCATGTCTAAATCGGGCACATATACAGCCATTATCCAGTCGCCTAAGGGGGACCTGTGGCAGGAGTATAAGGGTACAACGGACGAGGTGACCGATATTGCGCCTAAGTTCAACGAGACGCAGCCACCGTTGTACTATGTTATCACCAGTAGCCGCTCTGCCGAGGGTCTTGCGACACCGGTATCGATGCTGTACTTCTTCAACGACCAGCCGATTACGTTTGGAACCAACGGCAAATCTATCGGTGTTCATGACGGTCTCTTCGAGAAGATTGTGCCAAGCGGCAAGGAGCAGCCTTACTACGGCATCAGGATCATCAATAACCTGGTGAAGGCAGCGGCCTTCTCAGCATGTACCATCAAGATGAAGGCTTCTATGCTTTACGGAACGATAACTGATTCTATCGAAGCAAGCTACAATATACCTATCAGTCCATCTACAGGTGAGAGCTATAGAGTAACTATCGCATCCGGAGATAATAAGGTATTTACCGTCAATTCGCAGACAGACAGTTGCGTTCTCGAAGCGAAGGCGTACCTCTCGGGCGTGGAGCTTACCAAGAACCTGACTTACAAGTGGTGGCAGATGGTATTCAATGCGGAGACAAAGAAATGGAACTGGAACCTCCTTACTACAACAGGCAAGAAGCTTACGGTTTCTGCATCGCAGATTGACAACGTTGCCGACTTCAAGGTAGAGGTATTCCAGGATGGCCAGTCAAGAGGTACAGACGTACAGAGCGTGACCGATACCAGCGACCCGCTTTCTATAGACGTTAACCCGGTTCCGGCCGACGAGACCATCGAGGAAGGAAATCCCGAGCGTGATCATGTTACCTATACCCCTAAGCTGGTGTATCGAGACTCTTCTGCCGTAGCAGATGAGAATGCCAAGTTCTATTTTAGTGCAAGAAGTGCATCGGGTGTTCTTCTGAGCAATGATGAGCTTCTTACTACTGCCACCAAGTCGTTCACTGTGACGGAAGCCATGTGCGTGCAGGGCGGTGGAGATATAACCCTGTATATTGCAGCAGCAGACTAGCCTATGATATCAGTGATAAGGTTTATCAGATTCCTCCGAATCGGTGTCGGTATATCCGACACCGATGTGGAGTATGCCGACTCTACCAGCAACACCGTCGCCCCGACAACTGGCTGGCAGACTGAAGCTCCGAAGTGGCAGAACGGGCATTACATCTGGTCCCGCACGCATATCTACTACACCAATGGTACGGAAAAGATAACGGAACCGGTATGCCTGCCATCCGGCAAGGGTATTGACAAGATTCTGGAGATGTACTATCAGTCAACGTCGGCTACGACCCTGAATGGCGGCACATGGGTTCCGGAACCTCCAAAGTGGCAGAACGGATATTATATCTGGACGTGCTCGTTCATTTACTATACGGATGGCTCGATGACACCGACAAAACCCGTCTGTACTACTGGAGCGCCGGGCGAAAGTGCCGTTAGCATACAGATTTCGATGCCGGCAATATTGCACAAGAAGAGCAATTACGCAGCTACGTATAGCATTACCGTGAAGGCTATGAGGGATGGAGAACTGCTGGGTATCAAGAGCAGCATCCGTTTCGACAAGTCGATGGTAGTAGGCGTTATCCCGAAAAAGTCTGTATCGGGTAAGGTAGAGACGATAACGGTTAGCATATCTGCCAACATATCAGCCAACGTGAATATGATATATGAGGCAACTGTAGCCGGGAGGGCGTATAGCTACACTATACCTATCCGAACGATTGAGGACGGCGCAGATGGTAAACCTGGTGCAGACGGCAAGAACGGCAAGTGGATGCGTGGCCCTCAGAGCTGGGAAGACCTTATGGACGGATATACTTTCTACCCGCTCTCGGATGAGGACAGCGAGATGTTTGACGTTGTTGAATACGGCGGAAAATATTACGAGTGCAACAAGAAGCACGTGAAGAGTTCGGACACTACACCTCTTGATGACTATACAACATACGGAGGCAAGGGAAACTGGTCTCTAAGCTCGCAATTCAGCTTCGTAGCAACGAAGGTCCTCTGGAGTAAGATCGGACAGATAGACTTCTTCGGGTCTCAGTCTATTAATGTTTATGGCGAGTCGAATAACAGTAGAATCTGTCTGCGTGACGGAATCATTGAAATCTTCGGATCAGTTAACGCTGTGATTCCGAACATCCGCTTCGGTGTAGATCCTGCAACCGGATGCGCTATCATGTCGTACTACGACAACAAAGGCAACTGGCTTTACGATCTGGGTCCAGGCGGTTGGGATAACAAGAATGTCACCAAGGGCAGACTGGAATCCTTTGACTATCTTCCTGCGCATGAGTACCTGAACCTGATAAATAAGGGATATGGTATGACAGCATCAGACAGTCTTTATGAGCCACAAGCCTTCAAGATTGACGACAAGTCGTATTACTATAATGTTGCCGTGACCAAGGTTGACATTTGCTTATTCCCAAGATCGTATGCAGACGACTCTACAGAGCTATCGAAGCACCCTATTACGGGATACGAACCTGGAGCAAGGATAACATCCTGGAAGAAGCTGTACCAATATACAGCCGGACGCAAGGATAGTCTATACTTTGCGGACAGTGCGCATAATCTTACAGCAGAACTTGCGAAAGAGGCAGACGGGAAATGGTTTACATCTGGCAATATCTGCGACGGATCAAAGCTCATCAATCTTGCCAGCGGCAAGTATGTACGTAGGGGAACAAGTGTAAGAATGATGAAAGTACTGCATGTAAGCTTAGGCGGAACCACAAAAGTACCTGCCTACGGATTCGACATTGGCGTTTTCGGTAATCTCTCGCATAAAATGGAATCAATAACAATTAGTAGTCAGATATGCCGCACTATAGGCAATATAACATTAAATTAAAATATTAAGATATGAAAACAGGAAAATTTGATTCTCAGACATTGACAACAGTCAATGCAATAAACAGTAACCAGAAGTTTCCGATTGCTGATGCGAACGGAGTTATTACCCTGGTATCACTGGAAGTTCTGAAAAAGGCGGTAGCCGGAGGACTCAACCTCAACGCTATCGAGGATGGTATCTTCATCATGTATCACCGCAACAGCGATAACTATCCACTGATGGTGAAGCCACACAAGTGGGCATCTATCGAAGCTACCGGAGAGGTGGCAGATGGTGTAGTGGTATTCGAGGGTGGGCGACACATCGTGGTAGCTCCTACAGAAGCCACCTCCCTTCCATGGGCCAGTGCAGCAGTGCAGGGAGACACCATCCTCTATGGTAACGATGAAAACTACGACAAGGAGGTGACCGGTAATAACCGTCTTGCCGCTATGCTTGATTTTGACGGCCGAAAGCATACAGATGCCATCATCAAGGCATCTTCTGCGGATCATGTGACGAATACCACATCGTATGCAGCCGGATTCTGCCGTGCATACAGTCGTGCAAACAGCAAAGGCAAAGGTCTTGCTGCTGGATACTGGTGGTTGCCATCCGTAGGAGAGAGCCTGATGATGTACTCAAATGCGCTCAAGATTAATTATGCGCTGTCACTTATCAAGGGAGCCACGCAGCTCGATCTCGGCTCGTGGTATTGGACATCTACCGAGGGCAGTTCCCAGGGCGCGTGGAATCTGGGCTTCAGTGCCGGCTACCTCGGCGGCTGGCTCGGTAAGGTTCAGAATAAGGGTCATGTTCGCCCGGTTTCAGCATTTTTACGATAGTTAGTTGTTAATAGTTAATCGTCCTCGACCTTAAAGTCGAGGACACCCCAGAAAAGCAAATTAAAATATCAATCAAGAGAGATATGGCAGCAACAAAGTTGGCAAGCAAGACGAGAATATACCTTGATGTTAAGCAGATGCTTGACATTGCAATAGGTGTGGTCAGAAATTTTCCGAAGTCACAACGCCCGATATTCGGAGACAGACTCTGCAATATGCTTATTGACAGTCTGAATCATATCGCTAAAGCGTATATGCTTGGCGATCTGAATATCCGAATCGAGCATCTTGCACAGTTGCAGACGAATCTTGAAGTCATATCAACCTTGATTGATATTACAGGTGAACAGAGGTGGATAATGGGTACGAGCAAGCTGGCAAGCCTTCTCCGACTGCGGGAGAGTGTTGGCAAACAATGCACAGCATGGAAGGGATCACTCCTCCGAGCGCAGGCTACCGAAAGAAGTTCCAGACAGCAGCCCGTAGTTTGAGTGGTTTAAGCCAGGGTCGGTAAGATAAGTCAAGCCGAGAGAGCAACCTTCCTTATTAAATGGGCCGCATCCTATCATGTATAGTTAAGAACAAGACATTTGCGGCGACTACCGAGAACAGTTCCCAGAACGCGTGGAATCTGAACTTCAGTGACGGCAACCTCAACAACTGGAACGATAAGGTTCAGAATAAGGGTCATGTTCGCCCGGTTTCAGCACTAAATAAGGAAGATAAGTAAAGCAAGATAGAAAATGATAGATTTTGACATACTCTTAGAAGCATATTTCGACTGCCGCCGTCACAAGCGGAAAACAGTAGGCGCTACGGAATTCGAGATGAACTATATGAGCAACCTCGTTCAGTTGCTCGATGAAGTCAATTCACGTCAATATAAGATAGGAAAATCTATCTGCTTTGTTGTCAAGTACCCTCGCTATCGAGAGGTGTTTGCCGGTCAGTTCCGTGACCGCATTATCCACCATTACATCGCACTGAGACTCGAACCCCTGTTCGAGTCTCAGTTTTCTGACCGTACATACAACTGCCGGAAAGGCAAAGGCCAGCTGGCTGGTATCAGACAGCTTCAGCAGGATATCAGGGAAGTGAGCGAGAATTACACGAAGGATGCCCACGTGATGGGAATAGACCTGAAGGGATTCTTTATGAGCATCCACAAACCGCTTCTTGCCAAGATGGTAGATGATTTCATCGTTGAGAATTACCATGGGGATGACAAGGATGATCTGCGCTGGCTATGCAACATGGTGGTTATGCATCATCCCGAAAAGGATTGCGAGAAGAAGAGTGCGGATTATCTCTGGGAATTCCTGCCCAAGGAGAAGTCGCTATTCACGAACGGAGAGGATAGAGGTGTAGCTATCGGCAATCTCTTTGCCCAGCTCTTTGCGAACTTCCTGCTATCGAAACTCGACTGGAAGATAGACTACTACTGCAAGCATCATGTAAGATACGTAGATGATATGGTTCTTGTAGCGAGAAGGAAGGAGACGCTCCTTCGATTGATGCCAATGATAAGGGAGACGCTTGCATCTTTAGGCTTGCGGCTGAACGAGAAGAAATTCTATTTCCAGCATTATTCCAAGGGTGTAAGGTTTGTGGGTGCCATCATTAAGCGAGATAGAATATATTCGGTTAACAATACCGTCAATAACTACAGGAAGTCGGTACACAAGCTCAATGATGCCGCAAAAGCCGGAAATATTGAAGCTATCAACAAAGCCATCCAGTCGGTTAATTCGTATCTGGGCATCTTCAGCCATTATAACGAATATGGCACGAAGAGAAAGATTATCAAAGAAGAGCTGGATAAAGAAGCCTGGAAGTACTTCACGGTTAAGGGGCATTTTCAGTCGATTCACCTGAGAAAGAAGTTTAGTGTCGATATAAAATATAAAAACATGGCAAAAGAAATAATAAACAGAAAGATAAGTAATAGTGTTCCGACAGAAGCTGAAATATCTAAAATTCTGGATAGGGGGTATGAACTTGAATTATATCAGGCTCCAGGAAAACAGGTATGCGTTGATATCATGCCAGCATAGTATTTTTATTATAAGCCAAAATATATTATTTTTGCCACAAATAACAGAAAGAATACAATTATGCAGAAGAATACAAAAGAATGGATTCAGTACGGGTCAGCGGTAGCTGTGCTCCTTCTCGCCATCATACTGGTTTATATCAGTTACTTCACGTCGCAATCTCGTGACGTGACAGACAACGTGCTCTGGTACTTCGCACAATCGCTCATGTATGCCGGATCCATCTTCGGCGTAGCTATCGCCATCGATGCGAAATTCGCAAACTTTAAAGACAAATTTTTAAATCACAATAAAAATGAGACAGATTAAACGTATTTTCGTTCACTGCACAGCAGGTTCGCAGCAGCAGACCATCGACGACCTCAAGGCTGAGTTTCGTCGCAAAGGATGGAGTAATCCTGGTTATCACTACGTAGTCACACCCAATGGAGGTACTCATCAGCTTCTCGCTATCGAAGAGGTAAGCAATGGAGTGCAAGGCTACAATTCGACCGCCATCAATGTGGCTTATATGGGTGGCATTGATAAAGACGGTAAGCCTGTGGATAACCGCACACCAGAGCAGAAGGACGCTCTCACTCTCCTACTCCACAAGCTCAAGCAGATGTTCCCTGAGGCAAAGATTATGGGGCATCGCGATATTTGGGGAACGGATAAGTCGAAATGGAAGAAGATGTGCCCTTGTTTTAACGCTATCGAGGAATATAAAGATATCGCATCATGATGAAGAATCCAAAAACTACCATACGAATCCTGGCAGCCATGCTCATTGTGGCCATGGTTGCCTTCATACGTTCTGCATACCAGAACGGAAAATGGCAGGCAGACCTCAACAGACAGACAGAAAACGTGGGGAGTCTTACCTATGATATTCAATACGGGAACCTGGATGATTCTCTTTCTGTGGCCAAGAACACAGCCCTTCAGGCGAAATGTGACGAACTGAAGCGGCTTCATCTGGCAGATACTAAACTGATCAAGGAACTCAAGGTGAAGCTCAAGGACGTGAAATCTATCCATACCGCATCATCCTCTACAGCGGATACAGTAAGAATTGAACCTGTACCCAATACAACAGATTCCGTCTTTTCGTATCAGGATAAATGGCTATCCCTACATATTGATATCCCTGCCAGGTTGTGCCAATATATCTCAAGAGATAGTCTCGCCACCATCGTGAGCAGATCCTACAAGCATAAGTTCCTATGGTGGCGCTGGGGAACAAAAGGCTACCAGGTTCAAATCGTCAACTTCAACCCGCATTCCAGGATAAACTATTCGAGATACGTGAAAGTAGTTAAATAATAGGGGTTAAAACAAAGATTTAACATTAAAAACTTGCATATTTCAAAGATTATTATTATATTTGCAACAAAGATTATAATAAACTTTAGAATTATGGTAGGTGCATTGATATTCTCAGCAGTTTTGACTTATGCCACATTCGTCATTTTCCATGCTTTCGGAAAGCTTGGCAATAGTTCGTGTCCTCCTTCCAAAGCATCAGAACCTCTATTCGACACCTATGATGAGAAATACAATGAGCCAATTAGGCAAGCATCGCCGAACAACATGATCAGCGATATTGTTAAAAAGGGCTATCTTTTCTTTGTGACAATAGAGAATACTGTTACGGGAGACAAGCAGACTATCAGTAACAGAAATAAAAAATACTTAATATGGGATGCCAATAACATCGCCTACAAGTTCTACAATAAAGAACGAGGAATCATCAAGTAAATACGAGGTCGTAATCAATACGGTCTCGTATTTTTATTATTTTCCCGCCCTTGTTATCTTTGCCGTAAATATAAAAATATTCAATTATGGCAACAAATACAGATACCCACATCAGCAGAGTTATTCTTGATACCAAGGAGGCCAAGGATAAACTCAAAGAACTGCAAAAAAAGCTGGAAGACGTCAAAAAGGCAAAGGAAGAAGCCTACGCTAAAGGTGAATCAACAACAGCCCTTGAAAGACAAATCAAGAGGCTGAATGCTGAAGCTAATGCGTACATGACTACCCAGCAGAAGGTAAATCAAATACTCAAAAACCTTTCTTCTGCATCATATAAGGACTTGCAGACAGTAGCCAAAGCACTCAACCGAGAGCTTAAAAGTGGCGCTATTGAGCGAAATTCCGAGGAATGGAAAAAGCTTCAGGGACAACTGCAACAAGTGAGAACAGAGATGCAGCGCATTAACAATGAAGGCAAGGCTACATCCGGCTTCTTTTCTAGACTCTGGAATGGTCTCAATAAAAACTGGGGAGCACTCACCCAGGTTCTGGGAAGTCTTACAGCTCTCACAGTAACATTGAAAACTTCAGCCCAAGCCTACGCCGACATGGAGGAATCTATGGCCAACGTCCGCAAATATACAGGACAGACCGATGGAGAGGTTCGCCGGATGAACGAAGACTTCAAGCGCATGGACACCCGTACGGCCCGCGAACAGCTCAATGAACTGGCAGGTTCTGCCGGTCGCCTGGGCATTACCAGCAAGGATATGATTGAAGAATTTGTTGATGGAGCCGACAAGATTAACGTTGCGCTCGGCGATGACTTGGGAGAAGGAGCGGTAGATAAGATTGGCAAACTCGCTCAGATGTTCGGGGAAGATAAGACCAAAGGACTCCGTGGAGCCATGCTTGCCACTGGTTCCGCTATCAATGAACTCGCCCAGAACTCCTCTGCCAATGCCGGATATATCGTTGATTTCACCGCTGATCTTTCCGGTGTAGGCATCCAGGCTGGCATGACTCAGGCACAACTGATGGGTCTCGCTTCTGCCCTCGACCAGAACATGCAGGAAGAGGCGACCTCATCTACCGTCTTCTCTCAGCTCATCACCAAGATGTTTCAGGAGCCGGCCAAATTTGCCAAGATAGCAGGTATCGAGGTTCAGAAATTCACCAATCTGATGAAGACGAACGCCAACGAAGGAATGATGCAGTTCCTGGGAGCCATGAAAGCTAGAGGTGGGTTCGCAGAGATGGCTCCTATGTTCGAGGAGATGCAGCTGGATGGCACTCGTGCCGTTGGCGTTCTCTCTGCGGTAGCTTCGCACTTAGACCAGGTAAGAACCGCCCAGGATCTCGCTGCTCAGTCGTACGCTTCAGGCACGAGTGTTATCAACGAGTTCAATGTTCAGAACAATACGGTGCAGGCTCAGCTTGATAAGGCGAAGCAACGTTTTGAAGACATCACGGTAGAACTGGGTGAGCAGCTCATCCCGGCAACCAGATACGCCATCTCTACTCTAAGCGTTGGCATACGTGTGTTATCAACATTGATAACTTTTACGGTTACCCATGCTAAACAGCTCGCTGTTATAGGTTCCGCTATCGCCGTTTGCACTGCTTTATGGTATAAGGAAACTATCGCCATCAAGCTAAAAGCGGCTGCCACCACATACGCTGCTGCCGTAGATAAAGCATATATAGCTACAACAACCCTTCTACGTGCTGCCATGGTAGCCCTACAGGCATCATGGGCGTATTTAACAAAGGGCGTACAAGGCTATATCGTTGTAATGAGGGCGGCCCGCTTAGCAAGCCTTACTAATCCATGGGCAGCACTCGCCACCGTTCTTACGGTGGTAGGAGTTGCGGTTTATGGAGCAGTCAAAGCTTTTACTTCGTACAATGAAGCTATGCGTAACAGTACACAGGAAGCAAAGAATAACAGGGCGGTTGCGGAAGCACAGGCAAGTCTCGCCAAGAAGGTATCTGATGCAACTCTTGATGAACGCAACAAAGTGGATATGCTTAATAAAGTTATCCATTCCAACGCCTACACCGTAGATGAGCGCAGACAAGCTATCGCAGCCATGCAGAAACTGGTTCCGGAGTATCACGCTTCCATATCCAAGGAAGGAAAGCTGTATAATGACAACCAGATTGCAATCCAGAACTATATCAAAGAGCTGGAGAACGCGGCGATGGCAGAAGCTATATATGAGCGCAAGGTTGAAATCAACAAAAAGAAACTGGAGCTGAAACTTAAAGAAAGTAAAATACGCCACTCTCTTAAAGCAGTTGATGCCGAACGTAAGTCACATCCTGAACGATATGAAAGCGAAGCTGTAGCAGATGCATTTACCGGTCAGCTCATTGAACAGAATGATGCATTAAAGAGTAATGAGAAGCAGAAGGAGATTCATACACGGAGACTCAAGGAAAACCTGAGCCTGCAACAGCAACTCAATGCAGAAGAGTCCTATTATAACACAGAACTCAGGAAGAATGCAAATCTCCAGAAACTATATAAAAAGAAAGAAAAGAAGAGTCTCCAAGGCGAAAGCACAGGAACGAACAGGACAACGGGCTCTACCGGTCATTACACAACAGAGAAGGAGCGTAAAGCAGCCGAAAAGGAGCGAAAGAAGCGTGAAGCTGCTGCACGTAAAGCAGAAATCAAGCGAAAGGCAGACCTCAAAAAAGAGCTGGATGATGCCAAGAAAAGTACCGAGGCTCAGCAGCTGGAAGCCACTACCCTCTACTCTACCGGTCAGATTCGCCTGGCAGAATACAACGACCGCATGGCGAAGATTAAGGAGCAGGGACTTCAGCAGCGCATGGACATCCTTCGCAAATACGGAGAGGCTGAGAGTGAGGAGTACAAGCGTCTGAATGCCCAGAAAGAGAAGGTCTCTGCCGATTATGAGCGCAAGCAGACGCAAGACATCCAGGAACTGGAGTTTGACCGACAGGTGGCAGAACAGGCCATCACCGCCGAATATTACAACAAGGACTCCGACCTCTATCATAACGAGAGTGCAACCAATGAAGCCCTCTTCCAGCTCGACCAGACATTCCTCAAGGAAAAGCAGGCTCTCTATTTGAAGACCTCTGACGAGTACTGGCAGATAGCCCGAGAGATTGAGCGAAGCGAACAACAGCATCAGTATGATCGTCAGAAGCAGCATGACGATGCACTGATGCAGCTCAAGCAGGAGTATCTTACCCTGAGCAACGAGCAGCAGATGCAGCTGGAGCTTGCAGGACTGGACGAGGTTCATAAGGCTGGTCTCGTAAGTGAAGAGGAATACCAGCGCATGAAGATGGGCATCGCTAACAAGTATGCATCATACAAGCCGGACGCTAAGGACCAGGCGAGAACAGATGCAAACACCGCTCTCGATACCGCCAAGAAGATGACAAGGCAGAGCGATGACCGTAGCGGTTCGCTCGGATCTGATAATCTCGCCACCATTGCCGGAGGCGCCATTGCTGCCATCCAGCAGCAGAAGATGGTTAATGACAATCTTCAGAAGCTTCGCGAGGAGGATAAAATCAGCGAACAGGCGTATCAGGATGCCAAGAAGCAGATGAACCAGGAAACCTATCAGGAAATTGCAGCCACAGCAGGTGCAGCCTTCAGCAGTATCAGCAGCATGATGGGAGCAGCTTCAGCCTACTCGCAGGCATGCTCCGACCTGGAGGTAGCCAAGATTCAGGCGAACTATGATAAGCAGATTTCCGCTGCCGGCAATAATTCTGCCAAGAAGAAGCGACTGGAGGCGAAACGAGACAAGGAGATTTCTGCGGCAAAGACCAAAGCTAACAAAAAGGCGATGAAGATAGAGATTGCACAGGCTGTCGCTTCCACTGCCATGTCGGCAATCAACGCCTACTCTTCAGCAGCAGCTATCCCTGCCGTGGGTCATATCATCGCCCCTATAGCCGCCGGACTCGCCACTGCTGCAGGTATGCTCCAGATAGCGACTATTAAAAAGCAGCATCAGGCAGAGGCTGCCGGATATTACGAGGGCGGTTTTACGGGTCCTGGTCATTATAAGAAGGAGGCGGGCGTGGTCCATGCAGGCGAGTTTGTGGCAAATCACAATGCCGTGAATAATCCTCAGCTTCTTCCTGCTCTTCAGCTCATCGATGCGGCACAGCGCAATAATACCGTGGCATCGCTCACAGCCCAAGACGTAAGCCGCGCCATGGGAACAGGAGGCGCTGCCGTTGTGGCCCCAGTTGTGAATGTCAATAACGACAACGGGCAGATGGGTGCGTCTCTCGATAACGTAAGTTCTACCATCGACAGGCTCAACGAACAGCTCAACCTCGGCATTAAGTCGTACATGGTATTTACGGGTCCCGATGGCTTCGACCGCAAATGGAGCCAATTTCAAAAGATGAAATCTAACAAATAAGTTTATGATTACATGCATTATCAATGGCATGGCAGCCTTCCCGGCTGCCAACCAATCTATCAAGATTACATACGGCAACCAGTACGTTACCGATGACGGCGAATATTCCTACGACATCAACTTCCCGATGTCGATTATGAATAACCGAAGAGTCTTCCATAACGTAAGCCGATTCGACGTATCCAAGGTCACACAGAAGTTTGACGACTGTAAGCTATACGTGAGCGGTCGCTTGATTCTATCGGGAGTGGGAACCATCATCAGTGTAACGGAGTCGGAGATAAAGCTTCAGATAGTGGGCGGGAAATCCCGCATCAAATACAATGACAGGATGACTAAGCATTATATCGATGAGATTCCGTTCGGCACAGCAGATAAGCCGGGTTATACTATTGATAAAGGTTGGTCTCAGGGATTTAAAAACCTTCAAAAGATTAATGATATCTACAGGCTGAATGAAGATAAGTCTGAGTTCTTGGGAGTGGAGGGAAAATGGTGTTTCATGCCAGTAAGAGACGAAACGAACGACCTTATCGCCAATTTCGTTGGAGTGGATAGAACCAAGCAGTTCATCGGCAACAATGCGCCATTTATCATGAACCTGGCAGTTCAGCCCAACCTGATGTATATCTTCCGCAAAGTGATAGAATATGAAGGATACACTCTCAAGCGCAACGACTTCAACTGCAAGCCATGGAACCTCTTATATGTCGCTTCAGCCTACAAGACTCGTGAGCTTCGCAAGGCGCTTCCTCATTGGTCCAGCTATACTTTTATTGAAGAATTCCGGAAACTCTTCAATGCCACTATCGTTTTTGACGATATCAGGAAGACCTGTTCTGTTATCAACGCTTCAGAACTGTCAACTGCGGATTCCGTAGAGATTGAGCCCTTGGATGAATATACTACAGACTACGATGAAGATGGATCCTTCTCCACGTCATCTACAGCAAACCTGGAATATAATCTTGGAGATTCCGCCAATAGAGACAACTACGAGGTTATCTCGAAAAAGGTTTTTGATAGTTTTGAAACTGTTCATAGCACAGAGTTAATGGGTTCAGATAGACAGTTTGCTTCTACAACTTTGTCATGGTCCGAAAAGCAGAAACGGCAGACCATCATCGAGAATTTCGGCAACTACTACATATACATGGAAGATGGAAACGGGAACAAAAGCTGGAAACCTGCTGGCATCTGGTCTCCGCTAATCAGAGATAGTTCGTCTGAAGATTATGTTGGTCTGAACATCTCACCTGCTGCACAAGTAGTGGAAAATATTAATTTCAAGTCGGGATTACTAGAAGACAATTACTACGAGAGGCGATGTCTTCTGTCTATTCCCAATGATAAGGAATCAGATTCCAAGGAGTGTGATATCGACGAAGATGGCTATAGCTATACATCTGTACAGGATGCGATCGACGATGAATCCACGCTCGATAACTCAGAGGATGAGCAGGAATGCATGAACATTTTCTTCATACTTCCTGGTAGAGTGCAATCTACAGACGGTTCAACAACGAAGCTGTCTTGGGTAGGAGAAAAGTCCAGATGGCCACAGTTCTTGACAGACTACCGTATCAATTCGGGGTTCAGACTCGGCATCGCTCATTTTGAAGATACCTATTTCTCGCTGTCGCTCTGTATGAAGAGCGGAATAGGTGCAACTGTCTTGGGAGCCTTGCATGATAACGGACTCAAAATAGACAATAAGAACAGTCTTCAGGTAAAGTTTAAAAGCGATGTCATCCCCGATCCGTCCAGAACATACATCATCCATAACAAGAAATTTGTATGCGAAAAAATAGAGATGGATGTCAAGGATGACCAGATAGATAAAATCTATGTAGGATATTTCTACATGATGTCGTAATCTCCGAGGAGACTAAAGCCCACCTTTAAAGTGCTTAGTCTCCTCGTTTACTTTCATCTGATTCTTGATATATCGGTTGGTCACCGATATATCAGAATGTCTAGCCTGGTCTTTGGCCACAACGATTCCCTGAGCATTGGCCAAATCTCTGATACCGGTATCCTTCAAGCTGTAGAACTGGTACTCTTTCGGAAAATTCAAGGCGGTTCGCATCTTGCCCCACTCTACCCTTATCTGATTGTAGGCAGCACGAGTCTCACCTGGTTTTAGGCTCTTCCCGAAGATGTAGCAATGGCTAGGATGCTCGAATATCTTCAGCTCTATCATCAGCTTCAGTATTTCATCATTCAACGCCACCATGCCATCCTTACGGTTTTTGCTGATGGCAGAACTGATAAATACCGTCTGGTCTTTGATGGAAACATCACCAATCTTTATCTGGGTCAGCTCATTCGGACGGATAAAGGTATAATACTCGAACAGACAGGCCAACAGAAAGTGTTTGTTGGCATCATACAGATATTCCTTCAACCTCTTCAGCGCCCCATCGGTCAGCGGATCCCTGAACTTCTCCGTCTGCGCAATGTTGCGAATATCGATGGCAGGATTCTCTGAGATATATTTTCTATCCATCAGCCAGGTTCCGAACGAGACGAACCATGAGCGGTAGTTATTTCTGGTTGTGGCAGATACATCACGGTCGTACATCAGATGATCCAGGAAGTCGATGGCGAAAGCTCTGTCTATCTGATAAGCGTATTTGATGTTCTTGCACTCCTGGATAAACGTCTCAAGCATTTTAAGGCGGCTGAGGTAATCGATAGAGGTCTTTTCCTTCATCGACTTTTTATCAGTCATCGCCTTAATATAATCACGATATCTACTGAAGATAATTGGTATTTCCGTGAATTGGCGTGACTTGTCAACATTCACCCAAGGGTTCCATCCAGCCGTCAGTTTTGCGGTGATATTATGGATAAGGAGACTGCCCATCATGCGCTTTTTCTGGTCTGTCTTATACTTGTTGAGCATATACTTCTTACGTTTCATGACGCCAGAAACAGGGTCGTGGGCATAAAAATCTACATACCAGTTGTTGCCCTTGGTATGCATAACCGGAAGCGTGAATCCTAACATTTCACGCGAGCTGAGAAAATCAATTTCTGATGCATTCATTTTTTTTCATTGTCCGTTTTGCTGGTCAATGATATTATACTTCTGAAATGTCAATTCCGTCCTAGTAAAAAACGGAAAATCGGATAAGATGTTGTTGGCCAACTTCTTACCCGATATTAGTTGCGGCGGCAGGACTCGAACATGCGACCTCCAGGTTATGAGCCTGGCGAGCTACCAACTGCTCCACACCGCGATATAATCAACTCATTTCTGAATTGCGAGTGCAAAGGTACTACTTTTTTCGATAACTGCCAAATATTTCTAGCAAAAAGTTACTATTTTAACTATGTTTTAACATTTAAAATAAAAAAAGGCCCTAAAACGGGAGTAAAATAGAGAATTTACTGATAAAAGAGAAAAAAAATAGAGCAAAACCAATAAGAGTAAAACTAGCCAAAAGAAAGGACAAAAACAAAGACCGGAACTCAAAGCGCGGAAAACGATGGACTGAAAACAAAAATCCGACCCATCCTTTTCAGGATAGATCGGACATATCAAAAATCAATTAATTTTTCAAAAGATTCATGACTTTCTCGAAATAGCGCTGTGTTCTCTTCACACTATAGTGATTTCCACCATTCCAGGCACGAATCGCCTTCTCAATGCTATTAAGAGGATTGTGGACAGATTGAATCAGGAGAAACATCTCCTTAGACTTTGCGATGCTGAATCTATCAGCCAAAGAGAAACGCTTCTTGCTCTTGCGTCTCTTCAGGATGTCATTACACTCTGCCACCAAGATAGGGGTAATCTGCATAACACCAACAGAACTTCCACTTTTTGCTTTGGGGTTACCCTCACTCTCTACCTGGATAATCGCTTCCATCACTGGAGTCCAATCGAAATCATCAGTAGAGGATACATTTACATTCGTATCAGCCGACGCTGTACTTACCTTCATCATCAGCATCAAGATGCTGACTAATACCATTGTTATTCTCTTCATATTTTTTGTTTTATGGAACCTGAAAAGCTGAACTACAACATCAGTGATTTCGCGGTGGCAACTTGTGAGAAAAAGATAGGCTGCTCACCTCAGTTCCGTTAGATACCTTAACGGATATCAATCTATGCGAAAACGCATAACCATGCTATCCTTATTCTTATCGTTTGCAAAGATACAAAAAAAAATCGAGATATACAAGCAATACGTTGATTATCAGCGCTTTTTTAATGTTTTAAACACTTTATAACATAAATTCTTGACATATATCAAGCCAAAAAGCAGTAGAAAATCTGCGTCATCCAGACCGAACAGGTCTAAAATCTGTGCACATCTGTGAAATCTGTGGGACCAAAAACAAGCAGCGTGAGAAAAAGAATTCTGTGGGAAAACAAAAAAGCCTCAGAAATCTTTCGAAATCTGAGGCTCTTGATAAA